TTTCGTGCTGGTATCAACCCGCGTACTAAACAGTCGCGTGATTGGTTCCGCAAGAAAGTGTCAAATATGCGTGTAAATAGGCGCAGTTTAATGCGAGAAGAACCTATAGTAGCTAAAAATAAAACTATTATAGGTAATATGTTTATGTTTTTCTATGATGCTAAACATAAAGATACATTACCCTATTGGGATTCGTTTCCTTTAGTGATTGCGTTAGGTCCAGCCGAGAATGGATTTTACGGTATGAATTTACATTACCTACCCATACCATTACGAGCAAAGTTTTTAGATGGGTTGATGGATATAACATCAGATAAAAGATTTGATGAGAACACCAAATTCAAAGTGACGTATTCTTATTTGAATCGCGCTGCTAACATGAAATATTTTAAACCATGTTTCAAACATTATTTAACATCACAAGTTGAAGGTAAGTTTGCAATGGTGACAGCGCCCGAATGGGAAATTGCAACATTTTTGCCGATGGCGCAATGGCATGGTAATAAAGGTCAAGTGTACAAAGATTCGAGGGATAAAATAAATGCTTAAACTAGGCACAATTGATGAGTTTAAATCTCTCGTCAGTGAAGGAAAAGGATTTGCAAAATCCAATCTCTACTATGTTAAATTTCCTACCATTGCAGGAATCAATGCATATGATTTAGGTTTGTTGTGTAGCAGCATAGATTTGCCTTCTCGTCAAATGGCTTCTACAGAAAGACAGTTGGGTGTAACTACTCAAAATGTCGTATATGGATATACTAATGCGAATATAAACGCAACCTTTACTGTGTTGAACAATCAGAAAGTGAGAGAATATTTTGAGAGTTGGCAACAATTCATATTGCCTGAATACAGTGATGATGAAGCACGTTTTGAGGTAAAGTATCCAGACCAATATGTAGCGACACTACACATTTATCAACTAGAACGAGGACAGAGTTATCCTTTATTCAGTAAAAACTTTAGTAAAAAACTAGGTCCGTTGAATCTCAATTTTGATCTAGACATTGATATTGGTAACAGTACTATTGCAAATTATCACTGGATAATTGATCGTGCATTTCCAATCAGTGTAACTAACACAGCATTAAGTGATGCAGCCGGAGAACTAAGTACAGTCTCCGTTGAATTCGCATATAAGAGTTGGAAAGGTGAAAAAGTTTCCAACGGTAAACAAAAAGCGTCTATTTTTATTAACAGATAATGGAGTAAACTATGTCATTGCCTTTGTTGAATGATACACCGAAATATGAATTGAAAATACCTTCTACAGGTAAAAAAATAAAGTACCGACCTTACTTAGTTAAAGAAGAAAAAATTCTACTCATTGCTAACGAAAGTAAAGATCCTAAATTAATTACAGACTCTATAGTAGATACTATTCAAGCCTGTACGGACAATAAAATCAAGATAAGTGAATTAACAACATTTGATCTTGAATATTTGTTCATTAAAATTAGAGCAAAGTCAGTTGGTGAAAATGTTGATATGACTATGCCTTGCAGTGAGTGCAAACAACGAAATGAAGTTTCAATAAATCTTGACGAAGTAGAATGCCCCGTTGAAAATGTTGAAAACATTATTGTCATTGACAAAGACATTTCTGTGGAAATGCAATATCCTAGTTATGACAAAATTGAAAGCAGTGAAGATGAAACCGAAGCAGTGTTTAATATTATAGCCACTTGTATTAAAGCGGTCTATTCAAAAGATGAAAGAATTGATATTGAAGATGAACCAAAAGAAACTGTTGTCGCATTTCTAGACTCCATGACACGAACACAATTTCAAAAGATATCTGATTTTATTCAGACAATGCCTCAGGTACAACACAGTATCATTTTTGACTGTTCATCGTGCGGCGAACATAACGAGATTGAAATTAAAGGGCTACAGAATTTTTTTTAGTATGCCTCTCCCATGAAGAGTTAGCAAATTATTTTAAAACTAACTTTTTATTGCAGAGGCATCATAAATACACTTTAACAGAACTAGATAACATGATGCCTTGGGAGCGAGAGATTCAACTTATAATGTTAATGCAGGCGTTGGAAGAAGAGAAACAGGCAAGAGAGAAAAATGGCTAAGACCGGCAAGACTTCATTATCAGATGTGGTAGAAGAACTAGAACTTCAAACCGAAGGCATGGAACGGCAGGAGAATAATCTCCGAAGTTTTGGCGAAGCGTTGAAGGCTCAAGCTCAAGCGGATGCCGCTAAAAACGCTCGTGATGATCTTGATGATTTAGAATCATCTCGTGAAAAAGGTCCGTCAGACGCGGCAACTGGAGCTAAACTCAAAGGTGGTAAATCAGGCGAAGGGTTCGCTAGTAGTTTCGGTTCTTCTTTTGGTGGAATGGCAGGAGCAGCTGCAGGATTAGGTGCTCTAGGTATGGGCATTGGCGCATTCTTTGGTGGTCTTGCACTAGGTGATGCCGCGTTATCATATGCTAATACTGACATGAGTGCTTTAAAACGCGCTATGGTAGGTCTTGGTGAAGCCTTTGATGAAACTCCCACTAAGGGATTAATCGTCATGGGCGGGTTGATGGCGGCAGGTGGCGCACTCGGCGCACTGTTTGGTCCTGGTAAATCAATGAAAGCAGGTTTTGGTATGTTTGCTATCGGTGCAGGCATCGGTGGTTTCTTTGCGGGTCTTTCGTTAGGTGCGGCTGGTATTGATATTTTAAATACAGATGCATCTAGTTTAGTTCCTGTGATGAAAAACGTTGCCGAAGGATTAGGAGCATTTGCAAGTAATCCAGGTGCTCTTGCTGTTCTTTCAGGAATGCTTGCTGCTGGTGGATTGTTTGCAATGGTGCCGGGTGGTTCTGGTGCTATGGTGACAGGCATGGCGGCTATCGGTATTGGTATTGGTGCTTTCTTTACTGCAATGGGCGCAGCATCAGCAGCAATCAATTTAATGGGTGCTGATGGTTCTGGTTTAAAGAACCTAATGAAAAATACCGCAGAAGGTTTAAACGAACTAACTAAAGTAGACTATTCAAAGTTTGATGGATTTTTATCAGCAGCCGGTAGTGTTGGTGCTGGAATGCTTCTTTTAATGGGAACTAGTGGTATTGGTCAACTCACACAATCTCTAGGCAGTTTAATGGATGCTATTACGCCAGGAGAAAACAAATCAATTTACGAAGCTACGGCCGAAGGCTTAACAGCATTGATGGATGTAGATTATAGCAAATTAGATAATTTCGACAAATCAGCTGACGCGCTGGGTCGTTTTACATCAGCCATAACCAAACTAGGAGATGCCGATTTAAGCGACTTAAAGAGTAACATTGATGAAATTGGATTGGCTACCGCACACGCAATACCATTATTTGATAAAATGTGGAACGGCGGTAAAATGGGTGATGGATTCTTTGACGGATATCCAGAAATGGATTTTGGTGGTGGATTAAAAGCATTGCCTATGAAAGAGATTGGTGAATCTTTAAATGTAATCGGATCAGGTATTAATACTCAGCGATCTGATGCCATTGCCGCAAACACTGATACTGGTGGCGGTGGCGGTAGTACAATAATCAATAATGTATCATCGCCGACTAATACACAAATACAAACACAAATTGGAACTGAAAGCCCTCAGTTGGGTTCTGTGACACATGGAAACGGGAGTCAAGCAGACGCTTACGCGGCAGCTTAATCCCACTCTTTTAACCAATCTTCTAATTCGCCTTTCTTCTTTTCGACTGGTCGTTTTTTCCATTCTACGGTTATTTCACCCGATAATGTTTTATCAACCAAACCTCTAATATGTGCCGAAACTGTAGTGTTATTAGCGACACACCATATTTTAAAGGCTTTATAGGTTTCGATATCAACTAAAAAATTAACTAGTCTAGTTTTATCGTCGTGATATGTTTCTCTACGTTTTCTCATATAGTTTCCGATAAAAAAAAAGGGGAGCGAACTCCCCCTTAAATAAACCGCTGTTTATATTATTCTTCAGCGGCTAGTTTAGCAAAGTAAGACATAGTATCATCTTCATCAGCTTCAGCAGTTGCAGCAACTACAGGTGCTGCTGCGGTTTTCATTGGTGCAGGTTCTGCCTGAAACGCCATATCAGCACGTTGTGGAGCGACTACTTGACCAAGTACCAAAGCTAATCTAGCAGACAACTCATCATAAGTCTTGTAACTTGCAGGATCAGAAAATTCGTTAAGATCATACATTCGATCATAAATTTCTCTAAGTTCATCTTCAGATTCTGATAAAGAAGACACGGCCGCAAATTCTGATTTATCATAATTGCGATACCCTTCAACATTACGAATCTTGAGTTTGAACGATGCGCCTTCCCAGAGATCAAAAGGATCCACCGGTTGTTCGTCTTGAAAAGACGGTTGCATCAAATCCATGATTTTATCGTGGATCTTTTTACCATAGACAAACAAGAACACTTGTCCTTCGTTTGCTGGGTTACTTGGGTCACTCTGCACGATTACGTTTGACACATAGTGTAATCGACGCTTGCGTTCACGTGCGATATCCTTATCTCGATCATCACCAGAGTTCCACAGTTTAGAGTTTGACTCTGATACTGGGTCTTGTTGACCAAGTGAAGTCAATGACTTCTCGATGTACCATTGTCCGGTTGGACCTTTAAACCCATGATCCCAGTATCTTGCCCAAGGGAGATCAGAACCTTCTGTAGCAGGCAGGAACCGCAACACAGCATAACCATTGCCTGCCTTATCGACAGTAGGTTTCCAGATGCGATCATCTACATAAGATTTCTTTTCATTGTTACCGCTTTCACCACCCGCAGCTGCGACTAGTTTAGCGATGTTACTTCCACGATTGCGTTTTAAATTGTCAAATGACATAATTGTATTTCCTTGTATTTACAGTGTATTTCAGATTATCCACGTTATTCATAATGTAAGTGTATATAGTACACCATTTAACCTCTGGTGTCAAGAGGTATTTAACCAAGAGGCAATTCATTACCACGAGGTAAAAAGTTTAGACGCCGAGCTTCGGCTTCTATTTTTTCTTTTATTGGTTCCGAGATATATTTTTTAACATCCTCCACTTCTAGATTATTTTTTTCACAGATATGCACTACAGCGTCAATGTGTGAAAGTTTAGTTTTAACCACCGTTTCCTCTATCATGCGAGTAAACTTTGCCTTTGTTAACATTAACTCGCCTAGTTGCATTCTTCTTCTCCAGTGTAAAGACCTATGTCACGATAAATGTGCCCTTGAGTTCTTTTCATTGTGCCGTCCTCATTATAGGCATGGCCTACAACTAACCATTTGGTTTTAAATTCCATTTGTTCTCCGTAGTTTATATCAGCCCAAATTCCATTACTGAGATAAGATTGCATATTTTTAACATATGTATCAATTCTCTGAAACTCAGAACGCTCATTTCTATCACTTGAACTGGCTTGTCTTTTTATACTGACTAGTAATGTCTTATTAACTTTTAACCATTCTTTAACCTTTTTTGGTGATATCCAATGTTCGTCAGGTAAGTCCCGAATCGATTCGTGTATAGCAAGATTCTTAGCAGGGCCTTTTGCAGCACGTGCCTTAGCTAACCGTTCCGTGGCGGCCGCCTTTTGTTCGTCGGTCATCGGTTTACGAGTTTTACGTATTTTTTTACGTGTAAACTTTTCCGGTTCTTCGTATCTTTTATTCATTGGACACCTTCTCAAAATAAATTCTTACGTAATATTTACGTGCCACTGCTAGAATGAAAAGTATCGATGTCATGAAAAAAGTCATGGTTAGTGCAGTCATCTCGATGGATAGACAGAACGCAATCAATACATAATTTAAAGGAAAGTTTACCAACGTCCCCAACACAGTATCACTAAATGATTCTTTAAGAGCTTGTTTATTGACCACTTCTATACTCTTCGTTAGCGTCTACGATTGCGTCTAGCAAAGGAGAATTAGTAGTGATATATCTCAAAGCCGACATGTCTTTCGGCAGACAATGCCCACCGTATCCAAACTTACCGTCTGGTCCTGGCACCTGTGAGTGCGACTTACCAATGCGAGGATCAAGTGCGATAGCGTCAATCATGCCATCAAACCCTTCAAATCCACACTCTTTATAGATGTTATACATCTCATTGAAGAAAGTGACTCGGGTTGCTAGGAAACAATTCTCCACATACTTAGAGAACGCTGCTTGTTCTAGTGTCAGGTAACGAACTTCTTTCAGATCAGGCAAAACAGGTTTGAACAACTCATCCCAGAACCGACAGTCATCACCACCGTAAATCGCAAAGGTTTGCTTCATGAACTCGTCTTGAGTTGACCGATGAATATTAGACGAACCAAGAAACTCGGGCGAGTATGTCAGATTGTAATGCACATCAAGAACAGAATCCATCGTACCAGACGCGATTATAGCAGTCTCGTGAATATCACTCAACCACAAAGGATCAACTGCTGACTTGATTAGAAACTTAGTGTCTGGGTTACACGAATAGTACTTGTCAAGGACTGCTGCAACGTTAGACGTATCACACTGACCGTCAGGAAGAGCGGGTGTCGCAACGCAAATCACAACAGCATCAGGCGGTTCGATCTGTTCATCTCGATAATAGTTGCAACCCTTTGCAGGATCGTCAATAAAGACATCCTGTTCACTAGGCAGTTGTTCTAGTGCATGGTGTACGGCTTGCCCAACGGGACCATAACCCGCTACTACGATTTTCATAATAATACCCCTAAACAAAAGTTCTCTGCGACATCTTCGGCATAACTTAGTGACTTGTCAAAACATTCTACCGTTCTAATGAAACGTGACTGTTCATATAGGTCAACCGAATAACCAAATTCACTCTTCATCACAACAGCTTCTTTTCTGCCGTTCTCTGACCAGTGTTTACTCACTTCTTCGGTAATATTCACTTTACGTTTATGTTCATCATATTTCATACCTTTGCCACCAAAGATAAGATCCCACTGTGCGTCAAATTCATTCTGAGACACTTGTTTGGGTCTCGGTTTCGATCCTTTCCCGTTCATTCCACCACTCCGGTCTATCTCGTTTAGTCCATTTCGCAAAATCTTTCTTTGCTTCCCAATAGTAATTCCTATACGATGTTAGAGAATCATCTTCAACGATACATTCAGGAAATGCTTGCATAGCAGGTGTAGGTTCAGTAAAAGGTTGAGGAGCTATTTTCACTGGCGGTATTAACAAAGCATATTCTAATTTTCTGAAAGATTCGTGTATCTTATCATATCTAAAAGTATATTCATTACATAATGCGGTCCACATATCATATAACCATTCGTAATTAGTATAACCACTTCTAGCCCACAAATTAGAAGGATGGTTGATATGACTAGCTTTATATAGTACGTGATTCATTTCACTTTCTGGATAAAAATATCGTGCGATTTTTCTACCATTAGTCGTTCTACCATACCAAAGATTACCATCAACAACTCTATGAGCCGTTGATAATAATTGAGCATATTCCACACACATTTTTACAACATGTTTGTCACAATGCATTTGAGCACATGTAACAGGATCTTTGTGCAGATAAAATATATTCACGAACTTAATCTCCTAACTATTCATTTCCTCAACGGCTCCTGTTACATCTGGAAAATGTACGCTGAGAATTTCCCACGCAATCTTAGCGACATCCATATGCTCTTTCTGAGTACCATGACCCATTCGCAACTCACAGTAATGTACCCATGACCGGAGAGTGCCGCTCATATACAATGTGGTCTCTGTCAATCCTTCGGGTAACAACGCACGAGCTTGTTCTTTAGCGATACCAGTGTTGAGTGCCATCTCATAGTAATCTTTAGCAATCTTGGACACCTCTGCTTGCATCTCACTAAAAACCTCTTGTGCCTTTCTCTGACGCTCTGTATCGTCATCTAAAGTACTTAGTTGTCTATTAGTAGGGTGTTGTTTACGTGCCTCACGTGAGGTAGTAAACGACTCGCTGACAGCATATCGTTGAGAGAACTCTTGAAACGAGAAAGACCGATGTCGCAGAATTTGTCGAGAGATATCACGAGTCGTAGTAATCTCCATGGTAATTGATACCATTTCAAAAGGAGACCAGTGACCCTCTCGGATTAAGTATCCTAGCAACTTCTTAGCGGTCTTAGTATTATTTTGATTTGATGGATTACTTACTCGGGCAGCATAAGCAATTAATTCTGCGGCGGTATTACATCCGGTGCTTGCGCTCGGTGTTGTCATACCAACTAGACTAACCTTAGTTGTCATATTTTCCATCCTTATATGTGCCTGGAATACTATTATACGCTATTACTCGTTCAAAAGCAAGTTTCAGTTCACCATCATCCAGCAATTCAGACTGGTAAATTAATTCCATACGTATCAACTCTTCAAACGC